AGCGGCGCGCAGCTCTTGCGCGCCCAACTGTTCGCAGAGCTCAAGCGTAGGCACCCCGGGCACGGCAATGGCGCCCCACGGCAAAAACACGTACAGGATGAAAGTCGGCATGGCGGCGGGCCTCCGGTTATGGGGGGGGGGAAATGGGGTGTCCGGTTTGTCGTCCGACAACAGACAGCGCACCCAAGAACGCACACCAAGACACCCTTTGTCAAGCTCGTCAGGAAAAAATTAACCGTTCACCGCCGCGCGCAGATAGTCTGGGTCCAAGTGGGCGTAGTGCTTGGCCGTCGTGGCGACGCTGTCTCCCAGCACAGCAGCAATCTGGTCCATCGGCACACCTCGACGGGCTCTCAGCGTGGCCCAGGTGCGGCGCAGGTCGTGCCGAACCACCGGCGGGATATCCAGACTGTCCCGGAATGTCCCCCAGGATCGGCGCACCGAGCCACCCCCGGCAACGACAAAAGGGTCTCCCGCCATTTGGGCCTCGATCGTGGCCCGCGCCAGGACAGGGCGCAAACGGTCAGATATCGGCACCGGAACCCGGCGCTTTTTGGTCTGTCGCGACCGCCCCAGGTCCCGGAAATCGACGATCCCAACGGCGAGGTCTACTTGATCGACGCGCAGCTTCTCGATGGATTTGGCCCTCGCGGCGGTCTCCAGAGCCAGACAAACGAACAGCCCCACTCGGCGCTGCGCCCGGGACAGGCTTCCATCCTCGAACCGCACAACGGCAGCCGTCCACAGGACTTCCACCTCGGCCTCAGACAAGACTACCTGCCGGGGTGCCCCCTCCTCGGGTAGCTCGATCAACGGCAGATCTGCGTTTCGGGGTATAATTCTTTTGCGCTTGCCCCAATTCAACATGGCCGTGAGCGCGCCCAGCTCCCGCCGGACCGTCGGGCCCTTGACCCTCCGGCGGCGCTGCGCAACGTATTGCTCGATATCCATGTCAGTCAGCGTCGTCGGCGCGTGCGAACCCAGCACCTCCAACACGCGGTCTAGGCTGCCCTCAGTTGTTTTCCCGGCAGGTCTGCCCACCATGCGTTTTGCAGACAGATATTGGTCGGCAAGGCTGGTCAGCGTATCCCCCGGGCCGCCGCCCGAGATATGCTTGACGGCGTTCGCGGCGGCTAACCACGCCCGGTATTCGGCGTCCGCCCGCGCACGATCCTTTGTGCGAAACGAGAAAGCGCGCGTTCGTGCTGCGCCGGTGACAGGGTCCCGCTCGGTCCAGCGCACCTCGTAGTTTCCGCTTCGGCTGACACACGGGTATCTAGGCAAGGACTGACTGCCTTGCCCCGACCAACGGGCTTGCTGCATCGTATAAACTCCCTCTTGGTGATGTACCGCTCAAGGTCCGACGCCCGGATCAGCACCGGGCGCCCGCCGATGTACGGCAGTTTCTTCTCACGGCGCAGACGCGCCACGGTGCCGACCGAACAGCGCAGCCTCTCAGCCACCTCGGTTTGCAGCAGCAGCGCGTCACCCTCAAAAGCCCGAGGCATCAGGACGAAGTGCCGTTCTCGTCGGCCTCCTGCACGATCGCGACAATTTTCATCGCGGCAGCAGTGGGCAGGATCGCGTGAACGTCCAAGCGAACTTTGCCGGGCGAGCTCTCCAGCGCGGTGAAACTCAGCACCGGTTGCGCGGCAGAGGTCACCCGCCGGGACAGGTTGTCCGGCCAAAGAGCCATCGGCGTTGTCTCCAGAGCCGTGCAGAGCTTACGGAAGTTTTCCGGGTTGGGTCGGCTGTTACCCAGCTCATAGGCAGACACGCGGTCGCGGTTTTTCGCCGCTTTGTAGCCCGCTGCGGTTATCTCCTCGCCCCAAACCAGACGCGCCAGGTCGGATTGAGACAGTTTTCGTAATTCCCGGGCGGCACGCAAACGACGGGGGAAGTCGCCTGAACTGCCATCGTTGTCGGTCATCGGCGTGCACTACGGTTCGGTTCGTCCCCCTCGAATGAGAGGAAAGGGTCTCTAATCTCATAAAATTTAAGCATCGGGGGCTTCTCCTAAGAACTATTACGTACATCAATGGCCTCGAGTAACTGGCTTCAAGTACATGGGGGTGTCTGACAGATTTGTCAAGTGTCGTCACACAAAGCTTACGTGAAAAGCGAAATATGCCATAGACTATGTCAAATTCCACAAAAAAAGGCTTGAAAGGGCTTGTTGGTTCGCAAACTAACAAATACTGTCTGTCGAAACAGACAAAAGAGACAGCCAAAAGGGGGCTCTTTAGTGAGCGCAGTACCTCCCGATCCCGAAGTCAACTGGAACGACCCTGTGCTGATTGAAGCGGCGGGTCGGTCGCCGGACGCTATCCGGGCGCTTCTCCGGAAGTATGGGCAACCAGCACCCACGGTGGAAAGCATCTACCAGTGGCCCTCTCGCGGACACGTCCCGGCGCAGTGGCGCCCCGGGCTTGTCTACGCGCTGCTCCGGGAAAACCGGATCAAGGTGCAGCAGTTGTTCCGCCGCGTGGCAGCGCCTGCCGATGATCCTGCTCGCGGTTGACCCCGGAAAGTCCGGCGCTCTCGCTTGGCTGAAGTGCCCCCACGGATCGCCCCGGGCCGAGTTGCTCCAGATCATGGACATGCCCACCCGGAAGCACCGCACAAAAACCACTCTCGACGTTCGCGTACTCGCGGCGCAGATCCGCGACGCGCCGTTCCCGAACCTGGCGATCGTGGAAAAGGTAGGGGCGATGCCCGGCCAAGGCGTCACGAGTATGTTCGATTTCGGGTTTTCCACCGGCGGCGTCCACGGTTGTTTGGCGGGCCACGGTATCCTCATAACCGACATTTCACCCCAAGAGTGGCGCTCGTGGGCGCAGCTTCGGGGAAATAAATCGGATGCACTTGGCCGCGCGTCGGAGTTGTTCCCGGAGTTTGCTAAGTCGTTCTCCCGAAAGAAAGATCACGGCAGGGCTGAGGCCGCGCTGATCGGATACGCGGCCATCTGCCGAAGCCGAAACCAGATTTTGAACAAGTAATTTTCAAAAAAAAGTCTTGACCTTTTGGCGAGTGTCGTTTTGTCTGCTTTGACAAACAGAGGAACCCGACAATGCCAGACGATCATGCCGCCGAAAAGTCGGCGCGCGGGGGGCCCTCCCCGAAAAAACCCTCCAAAAACCTTCGTAAGGCGGTGAACCAGGAGCTTCGCAATAGGGGGGCCCACACGTCGGAAGTGTTTCTCACCGAAATCATTCCCGCCCTGCGGCGAGACGTGGCAAAACTGATCCAAGAGGGCAACGCCGCACTCAAGAACCCTGAAAGCATTAACTCGATGCCGCAAGACGTGCCACCCGAGGCTATGGTCTGCGCGGGGTTGAATATCTTTGTGCAGAACGACGTCAGGGCGCTCCAACAGACGACCCAGGAGGCTCTCGCGCACGGTGACTATGATATGTACGACCGCGCAACCACAACCCTCGTGGCTGAAACATCGGTAATGATCCGCACGACGGCGTTCTTGCTGGTGCAGATGCAGCTTGCCGCCCAGAGGAACACGGGCGATCCGATCGATGAAGAATGGTTCGGAGAGCTTGCCGCTGTGCTGGACGGCTTCACTGGGTGCCGCCTCAACCGCGAGACCGGCGAAACCTTCCTTGTTGAGGCGCCTGCGGGCGCGGGCACCCTGCACTGATGACACCAGACCGGTCATACCAGAACGAGGGCGTGGCGTTTCTTCGCGCCCGTCAGAAGGCGATACTCGCCGACGACGCCGGGCTGGGGAAGTCGCGGCAGGTCATTGTCGCCGCCAACGACGAGGGGCTGGACCGGATACTGGTCGTCTGCCCGGCCATTGGGCGCGTGTCATGGCGGACCGAACTGCTCAAGTGGGACGACACTCAGCGGGCTATCGCTGTCTACAAGTCCCGCGCCAAGATCCCTCCCGGGCGCATCGCCCTGATCGTGACGTATGACACTTTCTCCAGAAAGAATACGCTGCAAAAATTTCTGGAAGCCCTTCGGTGGGCGGTTGCTTTTGGCGGCGACTTCGATCTTGCGGTGTTGGACGAGGCGCAGGCGCTCAAGACCGCCGGGTCCAACCGAACCAAGGCCCTCTATGGCAGACGGATGGACCTCAAAGGCTCTCCGCTGGATCAGATCAAGCGTGTCTGGCTGGCGTCGGCGACGCTTACCCCGAACGACGCCAGCGAGCTTTTCCCCCACATCAAAGCGATCCTGCCGGACGTTATGGCCGAACTGCTCGCGGGCCGACCGCAGACCCTGACCAACTTTGTCGCGGCGTTCTGCCGCGTCACCCGAACGCCCTTCGGCAACCGGATCGTGGGGAACAACTCCAAGACTATTCCCCGACTGCGCAAAGTGCTTGCGCCGCACATTCTGTCCCGCCGAAAGGCCGACGTGGCCAAAGACTTACAACCGATAACCTGTCTGGACCTTCCACTCGAAGTAAAATGGACCGATCGCGAACAACGGTTGGCCGTGGAAACCTTCCTGACAGGTGCTCTCCCGGAGGAGGCGCAAGATGGGGACGACGAGGATCAACTGCTTCTGCTCGGGCAGTGTCTCGCGGACCCTGCCTTCTCCGGGCAGCGGCGGGCTCTCGGCCTGCTCAAAACACCCCCGGCGATTGATTGGGTCGCGGCCTTTCTGGAGGCCAACCCGACAAAAAAGATCGTGGTGTTCGCCCACCACCGCGACGTGTTGGACGCGCTGGCCGAAGGGCTGCGCCCGTATGGTCCCGTGGTGGTCATGGGCGGTGTCAGTGCGCAGAAATCCGCAGAGAATGTTTACGCATTCCAGAACGACATAGCCTGTCGTGTCTTTCTTGGGCAGACAAATGCCTGCGGTACTTCGATTACGCTGACCGCTGCGCACTACGTGCTTGTCCTCGAACCAGAAGGCAGTCCTGTCTACAACTACCAGGCAATCAGCCGGACGCATCGGATCGGGCAGGCCGAAAGCGTGTTTGCTTACTTCGCTTCGGCTCACGGAACTCTCGATGTGCGAATGACCCAACTGCTGCGGCAGCGGGCGCAGGACCACATGGAACTGCACGGGTTTGCACCCGCGGGATACTTACCGCCAAATTAAACAGAGGGGAAAGATACATGACGACAAATATTCAGATCAACATCAACTCCGACCATAGTGACCCGGCCCAAGCGGCCCGGGATATTCGGGGCGTGCTCGCGGCGCTGGCCGCGACGGTATCCCCGGATAACATCGCCTCGATCGCGGTGGACGAAGACAACGCAGAGGTGAAGGTCGAGGTCACAAAGCCCGAGACCAAAACTCCGGTTAAGCGCGGACGTGGTCGCCCAAAAAAGGGGGAAAACAAGGGCGAGCCCCAGGCGGACGGTGATCCGGAGCACGACAGCTCGGCAGACACGCCAAGCGACGTGGCAGACAAGACCGTCGAGGATCTGAGCCCCGCCGATGCGCGCAATAAAGCCATCAAGATCATGCAGAAACTCTACTCGGCAGACGCCGCTAAGATCGATCTGCTGGTCTCGTTGCAGGGCAAATACGGTGTGACCAAGTTCGGCGACGTGCCTGACGACAAGGCGCACGCCTTTCTGGCGGATGCGGTGCTGGCAGAGAATGGCAACCTCGCGCTGGGAGGCGCCGCCTAATGCCGCCGTCAGCACACAGTGCTTTTTCTGCGTCGGCAGCCAAGCGGCTGCTGGCCTGCCCCGGCAGCTATGCGCTGGGGCGGGCGCTCGCGCAGGCGCAGCCCCCCGGGAGGGCCGCAACCACGTCGATCTTCGCGGCAGAGGGCACGGCGGCGCACTCGCTGTCTGAGGCGTGCTTGTTCTCTGGGCAGTCGCCTGACGCTTTTGTCGGCACGACGCTGAGTGCTGACGGCTTTGACTTCGAGGTGGACGAGACCTTCGCCGAGGCGGTGACTGTCTACATCAACGTGGTGAAGGGCCTTCGAGCACTCGGCTACGTCGTCGGGTTGGAAGTGCGCGTGTCCCCGGTCCATCTTTGGGGCGGGCTGCCGCCTCTCGGGATTGATCTGTTCGGCACGGGAGACACGGTCGCCTACAACTTCGCCACCCGCCACCTCGTGATCGCCGATCTGAAATTCGGCAAAGGCATCCCGGTGGACGTGACCGACAACCCGCAACTCAAGTATTATGGGGCTGGCTCGGCGGACCCGAAAGTCCTGCGGGAGCTGTGCGAGAAGAACGGCATAGACACAAGCCAGCTCACCGACGGCGAGCTGACCCCCGAGGAAATCACCCTTGCCGTGGTCCAGCCCCGGGCGCCGCACCCCGACGGACTTGTCCGCCGGTGGAACTTGTCTCACCGGGAGCTGGAACACTGGGCTCGGCAGGATCTGTATCTCGGGGTCAAAGCCGCGCTGGACGACGACGGCACGAGACTGTCTGCGGGCGAGCACTGCCGGTTCTGTCCCGCGTTTTCGGTTTGCTCGGAGCCTCGCAAGAAATCTCTCGCGGCGGCCAAGGATGCTTTCGCCGCCGCGCCGCCGACGAACGCGCCTGCAACCTCGACACCCGCCCTGCCGCTAGCGGCGCAGTTGTCTGACGCGGAGCTGGGCGACCTGATGGACAAGATTACCTTGATCACGCCGTGGATCGCGGCGGTCAAGGATCATGCGCTGGAGCGCATGAAAGTCGGAAAGAGTGACGTCCCGGGTTGGAAAATTGTTCCCAAGCGCGCCGTCCGGGCGTGGGCATCGGATGATGACGACGAACTCCGCGACACCCTCAAAAAAGAGGGCCTTTCGGACGACGAGTTCCTGACAAGTCAGGTTCTGTCCCCGGCAAAGGTTCAGGCCAAGACAGGCAAAAAGAGATACGACGCGAAGGTCGCCCCTCACGTTGTCAAAAGATCCTCCGGCGTGACGACTGCGCCCGATGGGGACCCCCGGGCCCGCGTTATGGCCCACCAAACGCCACAACAGGCATTCAACAAAGGAACCAAACCATGAGCGACACCTCCTGCATGACCCCTGTCGGGATGATGTATTTCCCGGCGCTGTTCAGCCCGAAGGCGAACAAGAACAACCCCGCTGCTGCGCCACAATACGCGGCGGTCCTTCTGCTGGACAGCGCGGCGGTCCAGACACAGGCTTACCAGGCCATGCGCCAGGCGGTGGCCTCGGCGATCAGCGAAAAGTTCGGCGCGGCGAAAGCGGCAGACCCCGCCTTTGTCCGGAAGCTGGCCCTGCCGTTCCGCGACGCCTCCGAGAAGGCGGGAGAAAGCGGATACCCCGGGTTTGAAGACGGGGATACTTTCTTCCGCGCGTGGCGCAAGGAAGATTTCGACGCCCCCGGCGTGATCGACTTGCACGGCGAGGATATCGTTGTGCCCGGCGACGTGTGGTCCGGTCAGTTGGCCCGCTTCACGGTTCGCGCGTTCGCGTGGGAGAACACAGGCAAGCGCGGCGTGAGCTTCGGCCTCGACCACGTTCAGATCGTCAAAAAAGACATGCCAAAACTCGGCAGCGCCAGCGCAAGCGCGGCGTTCAAGGGCGCGGAGGCTGCCGACGGGCAGGACCTGTCTGGGTACGGCGTGACCGGCGCGCTCGGTTCGTCCGACGGCGGCAGCACGCCCGCCGCCGACTTGCCGTTCTAAAAACAACAAACCGGGCAGCATTTCTTCTGCCCGGTTTGTCTGCTGTAGCCTGACAAAACACCCAAACCTCCGGAGGAACCGCGATGTTCGGCGAACTGCGACACCTGTTTCTGCAATCACCCCCACGCCCTCGGGTCGCGGGGCAGCCAACCCAAGACGATCCCCGGCTGGCGCGGGTGCGGCGCATGGGCCAGACCGAAGGTCGCAAAGACGACCAAGACAAGCCTCGCCTCGAACTTGTGCCGCCGGAGCTGGTATTCGGCGTCGGCCAGGTGCTGACGTTCGGGGCCAAGAAATACTCGGATCGGAACTGGGAAAAAGGCATGAGCTGGGGCCGCGTCTTCGGCGCACTTATGAGGCACATGTGGGCTTGGTGGGGCGGCGCAGGCCCGACGACCAAGAGTTTTCTCTTTGGGGACCTCGACGACGAGACAGGTTTCTCGCACCTATGGCACGCCGGGTGCTGTCTATCGTTTCTGATCGCCTACGAGGAGCGATCGGTGGGCGCTGACGACCGGTTCCGGGATCCGGCCTAATGGGGCGGGCCCGGGAGCACTGGGGCGCCACCAAGCACGGGAAGAAGCGGTTCAAGCAACGGCTGAAACTTCCGCTGCGCGCACTGCGGCGGATGACTGCTAAGGCGCTGGCCGAGGGGCTTGCCCCGGAGGATCTGCCGTCGCCGCAGAGGGAAGTGGTTCTGAGCGCCCGTCGCCGCCACGACGTATCGGAGAAAGCCAAGGTCCGCGTTCTCGGAAAGCACCTGTTCGTCTTCACGGAGACAGACAGCCTGGTCACCGTGTTCGACTGTCAGGACCTGATGGCGGGCAAGCACCCGACCCCCGTCCGCAGAAAAGTTGTCTACCCCCGCCCGGGGGGAAGGGTCGCCACGTACTCGGAGCGGGATCCGGACGCGTGACCACCCCAATCCTCTCGATTGATTTTGAGACAGCATCGCAGGTCGATCTGCGGCAGACGGGCGCCTACGCCTACGCCCAGAGCGAAACAACCCGCGTGCTGTGCATGGCCTTCGCCTTCGACGACGGCCCGGTGTCGGTCTGGCGCGAGGGGCAGAATTTCCCCGCGACGGTGTCTGAACACGTCCGCCACCTCCGGCCTGTGCGCGCGTGGAACGCAGCGTTCGAGTACGCTGTCTGGAACCACACTCTGTCCCGCCAACTGGCGAACTGCCCGCTTCACCAGATGGCCCCCGCTGACCTCGATCTGGACCAACTCCACGACACGATGGCCGCCGCCGCGTACTGGGGCCTGCCGATGAAGCTGGACGACGCGGCGCCCGCAGCGGGGCTCAACGTCCAGAAAGACAAAGCCGGACACGCGCTTATGATGCGCATGAACAAGCCCCGGCACGTGAACAAGCGCACCGGTGAGGTACGCTGGTGGCACGAGGAAGACCCGGCGAAGTTCGACCAACTCGCAGACTACTGCGCGCAGGACGTCGTGGTCGAGCGCGCGATCGCCAACACAATCCCCGAGTTACCGGAGCAGGAGCGCCGGATCTGGCTCATGGACGCCCGGATCAACGAGCGTGGCGTCGGCATAGACAAGCCGTTGGTGTCATCGCTGACCGGCCTCGCCCGGCAGGCGCAAGACGCGACAAACGCGCAGGTTTTGCGGATCACCGGGGGCGACGTCCGGACCGCGACGTCCACGGCGGCGATGCTCGGCTACCTGACAGCCAACGGATACCCCGAAGATAATCTCCGCAAGGCCACCGTCGAGGCTCGGATGCCTCAGCCAGATTGTCTGGGCGTCGAGCGGGAGCTGCTGGAGCTCAGACAGTCCGGGGCCAAAACCTCCACGGCAAAGCTGGCCCGGATGCTGACGGCTGCCGACCCCCAAGACCCGGCAGACTTCGGCACGGTCCGGGGCATGTTGCAGTATTATGGCGCAAGCCGCACGGGCCGGTGGGCCGGGAGGTTGATCCAGCCACAGAACATGCCGCGCGGCTCTCTCGGCAGCGCCATAGATGATGCGATCGCCGCTGTCCTGTCGAACACGCCGCTGGACATAGTCGAGCTGCTCTACGGCGCGGGGCTCGAAGTCGTCAGCTCCTGCCTGCGGGGCTGTCTGAGAGCGAGACGCGGCAAAGAGCTCGTGGTTCTGGACTTCTCGCAGATCGAGGCGCGCGTGGTTGCCTGGCTGGCCGGGCAAACCGACATTCTCGACGTCTTCAAAAGCGGTCGTGACGTTTACATCTACACCGCAGCACGTGTCACCGGCACGCCAGAAGACCAGATCACCAAGAACAGCCCGCTCAGACAGTTGGGCAAGGTCCTCGTGCTGGCCTGCGGTTTTGGCATGGCCGCGCTCAAGTTCCGCGAGACCGCCGAAGGCTACGGCATCGACCTGTCGGAGGCAGAGGCGGCAACCGCCGTGACCGGCTGGCGGGACGCGAACAACAAGATCGTAAATTTCTGGTGGGACTTGGACCGCGCGGCACGGCACGCGATCGAGAACCCGCGCGAGACATTCGCGGTTCGGCACATCACGTTTGGCATGTGGCGCGGGCATCTTCTGATGCGGCTGCCGTCTGGGCGGACCTTGTGTTACCGCGACGCCGAACTGCGCCCACAGGAAGATCGCCCGGGCGATGAAATCACATACATGGGCATCAACCAGTACACCCGGAACTGGGAGCGGCTGCGGACCTACGGCGGGAAATTGGCGGAGAATGCGACACAGGCTGTCGCCCGCGATGCGATGGCGGACGCGATGCTGGCTGCGGACGAGCGCCCCGAACTGGATTTAGTTTTGACCGTCCACGACGAACTGGTCGCCGAGGCCCCCGAGGGGCGCCCCGCCGTCGAAGCCCGTGAAATCATGGAACAAATTATGCTGACGCCGCCCGTGTGGGCCCCGGATCTGCCGGTCGATTGCGACGGCTGGGTCGGTTCGCGGTACAGAAAATAGCGGCAGGGCTGGATTTTCCACTTGACGGTTTGTCTGTTTCTTGTCAGTTTTGTCAAACTACCGACTACAACACCGGATGGAGACTAAGCATGGTCCGAACCACAACATCAACTCGGTTGGAGCACATGGAGCGTATGGCGAACGTCGGCAGAAAAGAGGCGCAAGCGTTCAGTGACGAGCTGCACACGGCGTTCCGCAACCGCGAGCTTATTCACATCGACGACATTGTCGGGCCGACACACGAGGCCGCGACGCAGGGCTACCAAAAGGGCGTCGAGCAATCGATCTGGCGCCTGCGGAATATGGAGCGCAACGTCAAAATCGTGTTCCGCTCGGGCGTGAAGCTGGCTCGGGAAGAACTGGAAAAGCTGCACGCCCCGCCTGTTGGATCCGACGAAGCCACCCCGCCACCCGAAGACGAACCAAATCAGGAGAATACAGATGGGCAGTAAATATAATTACAAACGGATCCCTTGTCCCCACCTCCAAGGTCTGTCCGAGACCACGAGTAATACCGAACTCGGCGGCCTGCTGGGTTGCAGCTCCTCCGCCATCGCCCGGTATGTGAACGAAAATTCAGCCCCGGTCGCTATCGAACTGGCCGCAGAGTATCTGTCTTGGCAGCGGTCCGGCGCGGCACCGGAGGATGCCCCCCGGAAAGCGTACTTTGTCAACCCGACGGCTGAGCAGGAGAAAGTTGTGCTGCCCTTTTTCGCGGCGCTCTCGGTGCAAGTCGTAGAGGTGAACCTCTGATGGGCCTGCGAGACCTGCCGTTTAACTCGCTGGAGTTGTCAGTCGTGACCCACAACCTGCTCAAGGCCCACGGGGTTGAGACCGTGGGGGCCCTCATCGACCTCAACCACGGCGAGTTGGCCCGGGTCAAGCACCTGACCGCCCGAGGGCGAAAAGAGGTTCGGGCGCTGCAACAGGAGCTCGAAAACCTCGCCGACGTCGCGGAAGCCGAGGTCGCCTTGGCAGAGTTCAAGTTGTTCGAGCACGTAGCCGCGATCAACAAGCTGATGAAAGACCTGCCGGGGGACTTCGCTGTCTGGTTCGCCGAGGCAGACAGCGAGCTGGTCGCGGCGCGGTTGCTGTGCGACCCGAAACCCTTGAGTGGGCAGTGATCCGCTTGATGGACAACTATTTCCCACCGGACAACGAGGAAGAAACTGATGGACAGACCGAACGAGACAGCCGTGCGCCCGGGGGTCGAACTGACTAATCGCGGGCCTTACGTTTCGACTTGGACCGGGACGAAATTCCACATCGCAGATCCCCGGCCCGACGAGATTTTCCTCCAGGATATCGCCCATGCGCTCGGCAACACTTGCCGTTTCGGAGGGCACACCGTCCGGTTCTATTCGGTGGCGGAACACTGTATCCGCATGTCCTGGGCGATGGACTGGAACCACGAGTGGGCTGTCTGGGCGCTGATGCACGACGCGGCAGAGGCTTACATCGGAGACCTGCCGTCGCCGGTGAAGCAACTCCTGCCGGAGTTTTCCCAGATCGAAGACAAGATTATGGACGCGGTCGTGGAGCGGTTCGACCTGCCCGGGGCGCAGATCCCGGCAGAAGTCAAACGCCTCGACCTCGCCATGTGCGTCGCGGAGTATGACGCGCTCATGGGCAACAGCACCGACGTCTGGCCGAATATGCCCCAGGGCGCACGTGGTCAGGAATTCCACAACCGCTGGGGGTCCGAGACTTACGGGACCGGCGCCGCGTTCCTGGCGAGAGCGGCAGAACTCGGGATCGCCGACCCGGTGCAGGCGACGGACACCGACCGCATGAACCCGGCGTGATGCGCGGCGCTTGTGCTGCACTGTGCCGAAGTGCAGCACAACTCGGGCTTGCCGTTTGTCGGTGGACAGCAAAACAGACTTCTTTTTCTGCCCGCATAACAAGGCGTTACGAGGTTTTTGGGTGGTGCTGTGAGGGAGGATTGAACTCCCGCACACACCCCTCCCCAGGGTTTTTGTATGCCGCTTAGACAGACAGTCAGACAGTTTTTTAATTGATCTTAAACAGGAAGCCACTCCCCATAAACCGACAGAACCATACAAACTCGCGCCGTGATGCGGCACTTGTGCCGCGCCATATCACTGTAGGTGGGCTTACTAGTCCCCATAAACGCTCGTGCCGCTGGAGCCCCGGCGCGGGGGCTTGGGGCCCGCGACAGTGTCTGCGAACGCTTCGGCGGCGGAGTTGGACGTGCCGCCGAGCAACGCCGCGTAGCGGGCCGCTGCCGTGACAGGCCCGCCCACCGGTAGCGCCGACAAGAACAGTGACATCGCGGGCACCACGGCGAACTGATATCCAGCCTTGGCCCCACCCCACTCAGCGGTATTCGTGTTCGGGCTGTTCCTGCCGCCTACACCTCCGGCGGCCATCATGCGCTGGATCTGAGACAGCCGGGATGAAATCCCTGGGCCGACGAGAAGGTTCGCCAAGTCCCGCTCGTACCGCAGGCCGAACACGGCGTTGATCAGCACGTCCATCGGCCCACCGACGCCTGTCCGGGACGCGGCACGTGTGCCCAGCCAAGCGAACAGCTCGTCCGCCTCCTCGCGCTCCTCCCACTGATCCTGGTTGAAGATCGCTTCGCGCGCAGCCGAGACAGCCATCTGTCCGGCCCACATCATGCCAAAACCAATTCCCAGCGACTGGAGGGCTGGCAGCCCAGCGGCGACGGCAGCCTCGGCTTTCCCGGCGCCTGCTTCGCGCGTGATGTTGTAGTCTCGTTTAGTCCGGTTGACCGTGGCCAGATGGACGTTCCGGTAGAACGTGTAAAGGAAACTCGTCAGCGCGAAGATGACCCGCCCGGCGGGGGTCGCCGCCAGCAGAGGCTTGTCTGCGCGCCGGGGGTTCTGGATTGTTTGGTCCACGAACCGAGAGACCGCCCTCGCTGTCTGGTCCCCTGCGAATGTGTCTAGATCGTCGAGAGCCCAGAGCTCCGTCCGATCCTTCATGTACTTCACGACGTCGTCGATCGCGTCAGGTCCGATGCCCAGCTCGGAAAATTCAGCCTTGATGATGTTCTTACGCGCCGTGTCTGTCCTGGGGTTCGCGTATTGCTTGGCCAGGTCGCGCATCCAGAAGAAACCGCCGTCCATCATCGCGCGCCTTTGCGCGTTCGTGACCTGCGCCAGCATGTTCGCCCGGAAGAAGTTCGCCATGATCACGTTGCTGCCGACAGCATTTCCGAAGTCTCCAGACAGTCGGTTGAGCATGACCACATCGTGGAGTTTGGTGGACACGATGCCGATCTGCCGGGCCAGCTCGGCGCGCTCCTGCACGCTCGGCATGGCCCGGACCGCCTCAGACAGGTATTTGCCCATCACGCGGAACGTCCCAGGCACGTCACCGGTGCGCAGTGCGTAGGTGATCGGTTCGGTGATCGCCGTGAGGGTCGCTCGCGGCAGCAGTGCGATATATGTCAGAACATACATCGAGGTGGAAACGGCGTTCGCTGCGGCCATCGTGGGGTTGTCCCGCTGGGACCGACCGGTGATCTGCTCGACGATGCCTTTTATCGCGACGATATCTTCGCCGATGCCGCCCTGCTCCTGCGCCTCCCAGATCGCCATCGCCATCCGGTTGTCTTTGCGGGTGTCCGTCAGGTCCTGGATAATGTTGGTTCGGCCTTCGGGCGTGTTCACGTCGTACTTTGCCGGGTCGGATCGGATGCCCGCCGCGACGTCGGCGCGTTTCAGCACTTGGTTCAGCTTTTTGTTGCCCGAGGTCTGCCCGTAGTGGCGCACATGCGCCGCCCGGGACGTCACGCTCCCGGCGTAGGACAGGGCCGACGTCAGCACGTCTGTCTCGTACCAATCGGCCAGCAAATCGTCGGCCTCCGGGGGCAGCGTCCGGTGTTTCAGAAAGTCTGCCGACGGTCCCAGGCTGTCGAAGCTCATGCTGTCTCCGACAAGCACGCGACCCTTCCAGTCCTCGGCAGCCGTCGCCGAATAGGGCTCCCGCAAAAGGGGCTTCAAGTCGTCGATCTGGCGCTGTTGCCCGAGCAAGTCGTTGTCCTTGATTGCCTTCCGCAGGGCCTTGATCTCGGACGCGAAGGGCCCGTTGGTGCCCGCGCTTGTCTGCGGCGCCGCCCGATTAGACACGCTCGTCGCAAGCCGGACCATGTCCTCGGCAGAAATATCCGCCACCAGGGCGTCGTAGACAATCTCATAGACCTTGGTCGCATCGGCGACGAATTGCTCCGCAGCCTGATGGACCTTGGAGTTCTGCAAAACCCGTTGGAAATACCCGGTGTTTTCAATGTAGCCAATATCCAGCCCTGCCGCGTTGCCCTCCCGGCGGGTATCGTTTTGCATCCGGCGGATGCCCGCCGCCACCCGGACGTGCCGCTCGGTCGCGCCTTTTACTGTGCTCTTGGGCTTACCCAGCAGCAGGTCCCGGACGATATCGTTGTCCTTGGTGGAAAGTTTCGACCCGAATTTTTCCACTTTCAAAAGGTTCATAATTCGCGCAGCGACTTTGTTCGTCTCGGTGTCGCGTTGCTCCTCGAACGTGGCGGCCACGTTCTTGCCGGTGCCGGGGTCCGTCATCACGCCAGACAGCAAAAACTCCAGCGCGTGCTGGGCGTTCGCAGGCTGCGCTTTGACGAGGGCTTTCGCTACGCCACGCGTTGACCCCACAAGGTGGTGCAGCGTCCGCGCAGTGCGCTGACCCAACAGCTTGAAGTTCGCGCCGACGCTTCGGTTTGGGTTCAGACCAGCGTTCACCGCGATCTCAGACACGCTGTCCCGGATCCGCTGTTTGCGGCTGCGGGAGTGGTCTGTCTTGAGGATATTCAGGAGCTTACGGCCTTCCTCCCGGACGGCACGGGCGACGGAGGGGTCCCTGATCTCGGCAGCCGCCAGGTCCACCGCGCGGGCGTTGTAGACGACACCGTCGGCAGGGACACTCGCCGCAGGTCCCGTGCCCAGGAGCTGGTCCCGCACGATCTGCGTGAACAGGTCGTCGAACGCGGCGAAAATCGCCATACGCTCGGACGCCTTCGGGTACGCCAGGTTCATGTAGTCGTTGGCCTCGTTCAGATAAGCCCGGTCGCCCTTGGTGATGAACTCGTTTTTGCCCCCGGCACGCTCGACCTGATACGCGACATACGCCTCGAAGGCGCGCGCCGTCAGCTCGTGAACCGACGAGAGATACTTGCCGTTGGTGAATTTCGAGGACCCCTCGCGAAGGTTCGACGGCTTGATCTTGATGCGGGTCGCACCCGTCAACAGCCGATCGAGCTGTTTCTGCGCCGCAATGGCGCCTTTGGTCGGGTCGCCGTTCTTGTCGGTCTTAGCGGCGGTGACTTCGAGGGCCATCGCGTGCTGGGCCAAGTTGGCCTCGTCGAAGAACAGCCGGTGGATCAGGTTTACAAACGCGCCGTTCAGGTCGCTCGCCGGGTCGATCCCGGTGCCTCGGGTGCCCTGAGACAGCAGTTCGCCCACGACCTGCGGGTTTGTCTCGTCCCGCAAGAAGTGATCGAGCGCGTGCATCCACTCGTGGGCGAACGAGTTGCTCCGCCCCGGCAGACCGATCTCGTGGGTATCGTGCCGGTAGACGCCCAGGTACTTGCTGGTGCGACGTTCCAGAGACAGCTTGAGCCTGCCGCCGAGGGACAGAGCTTTGGCAGGCAACCCCAGAACACTCGCCATAAACTGCAAGTTCCGGTGTGCGTCGAGGAGTTGGTCCGTCGCGTCCTGTCCGTCGGCCCGCTGGTTGTTCGGCGCGCGGCCCACCTCGAACCCGAACTTGTCTGACACGGCCTGCGACAACGCTCGGACACGTTTCCCGGCGGGCATGAGCTGCGCCTCGTCCGGGTCGAGCCCCGCGTCGATAAAGGTCTGCTCGTTGACCGAGGCACGCTCGGTTGTGCTGGACCCCTCGGGCGTAATCTCGTCGCCGTCGCGCGGCTTTGTCGGGGCGGCGTCTTGGAGCTCACCGGCGGGTTGCTCTCGGAACCGCTGGTTGGGGCCGACGCTAGGGTTCGCAGCCGTTGGTGCTCCCCCGGGGCTCATTCCACTGCGGCCTTTGGTCATCCGCTTTCGGAAGCTCTCGATGTGGCTCACGCCGGTGTCGCGCGCGCCGCTCATCACGTTGCCAGTTTTCAACGTGTAAAGCGTATCACCTGTTTCCCGGCGGAGCCGGTATTCCACAGTCGGCATTTCATCATTGGTCAAGCCGTGCTTTTCGCGCAGGCTGGCGGCGAAACTTTCGATCTCGGCCATGTCCTGCTCGAACTGGGCCTGTGTGGCCTTCGAGCTGTATTTCGCCGTGCCCTGTTTCGGGTCGGTGTCTCGGCTCTCGATCTCGCGAGACAGCTCGCCCATTTCGTCTTGGGCCGCTTGATACCTTGCTTGGCTGGCCGCTTCGTCGTCCGCCTTCTTCCTCTCGGCTTCGGTTTTCCGGGCCTCCCGCACCTCTGCGGTCGAGGGGACCGCCAACCTACCCCCATCCTGGGGGACGGGATTTCCAAGGTCGTCCACTTCTGGAGCTGCCGGGGCTGCCGGGGCTGTCTGAGCTGCCGGGGCTGTCTGAGCTGCCGGGGCTGCCGGGGCCGCCGGGGCTGTCTGAGCTGTCTGAGACACGACTTCGCTGTCTGGAGCTGGAGCTGCGGGGGTCGTGTCTGTCTGAGGCAGCGAGTTTAACTTTGTCTCAAGCGCAGAGATATATGCGCCTTCCCGGTCTTCGGGGGCGAGCTTCTCGATCTCGGCCTGAATTTGCGGGGCGACGTCCGCGAGGTTTGCGCTGTAATCCCCTGGACGCGCAGGATCCCGGCCCAAACGAGAGGCTTCGCCGACGAGCCGCTCGATCTCAGCCATCGGCCCCCGCTGGTCGTCCAGACCGTCTGGCTCCGGCAGCGCCGGGGGTTCGGTCTGAGCCTCGGGTTCCGCCGGAGCCCCTGTCTGGACAGCGGGCGCGGCGGGGTTCTCCCCGGTGTTGGGGGCCTCGCCCGGGATCGCGCTTGCGGGAGGAGCTGCGGGAGTGGCGGGCACGGTTGGAGCTGCGCCGGGAGCGGGTTCCGCCGGAGCTGCGGGGGCAACAGGTGCAGTTGGAGCTGCGGGAGCAACAGGTGCAGTTGGAGCTGCGCCGGGAGCGGGTGCCGTTGGAGCTGCGCCGGGAGCAACAGGTGCAGTTGGAGCTGCGCCGGGAGCAACAGGTGCAGTTGGAGCTGCGCCGGGAGCGGGTTCCGCCGGAGCTGCGGGCGCGGCAAGGGTAGACCCCGCTTCAACAGGGGCCGGGGCGGTTTCCGGGGGTGAAACGGCCTGCTCGGGCGCGGCCTGCGGGCTCTCAGGCGCCGCTCGTTCTCCGGGAACGGGGGGTTGGGCGACTTGCGGGACCTCAGACGTCGATGTTTCGGGTAGGATTTCAAACCCTTCGGGAACTTGGGGCTCCGAAGGCGCCTCGACTTTCCGGGGACCGGCCAAAGCCTGCGTTGTCTGGATCGCCGTGCCGGGGATGCCGATGCCCGCACCGCCGATGATCTCGGCCAGCACTTCGCCCGGGTTAATCTCGCCTTCGGTGACTTTCAGTGCCGTCGCTTCGCTGACCCCTTCGGTCAGGGCCTCCGCTGAGCCCCCGCCAAGGGCACCCGCTACACGCTTACCCGCGCCCTTGTTCACTGTGCTCTGGGCGATTTTCCCGATGATGCCCCCCGAAACGGCGTCCAGCGCGCCAATGATGCCTGCGCGGGTCAGGCCCTTTCGCAGGGCCGCGTCAAACTCGTCCGGGTTGGCTTTAATAAATTCGGCGATTGCCTCGGGGTCTTTCTGGTCCACTCCGGCGTCGGTCAGGAGAGGACCAACCTCGTCCGCCATTGTCGCGCCAAGTTCGGTGATGCCGCCCGCGATACCTGCGCCCGTGGCGCCGCCGCCGGGGCCAGCCACCGCCGTGCCGAGGATACCAGTCAGGATCGACGGCAGAGACGTACCGCCAGCGCGCAGACCGAAAGTCCGGGTGACGCCGCCGGGGTCCTCAAGGAAACTGCCGATCGCGTTCTGAGTTCGTTCCCAAAAGCCGTCGCCCTCTGGGTCGCCGGTTGCCTTCGCCGAGGGGTTCATCGGGATTTCGCTGATCTGTGCCTGTCGGGATATGATCGTCGCAATTTGGCCGGGGAGCTGGGCGCGCAGTTCGCCCGCGCGTGTCTCGCGGCGGGCCATTTCGTCGGCAAACTCCGGACTGGTGGCGATCTCGCCGAACCCCTGCATTTCTGTCTGCATGTCCGCGAGTGTTTGGCCGAGCATCGCTTGCTCTGCAGCCGAAGGGGACGCCGCGATCTGGGCTTCGAGGGCTTCGATCTCTTGCCCGAGACGGTTTGCGGCAGCACCCGGAACGTTTCCGATCGCTTGGTGTCCTTGCGCAACGGCAGCGTTCTTGGCGACACCCGCACCTGTCAGTGCGTTCCGCAGGCCGAGATACCCAGCCTCAACGTCGCCCTGCCACGTCGATTTGTCTTCGGGGCCCGTCGGCGCGACTGCTGCCGCAGCCGGAGGTGTCTCCGCTTCGGGCACAACGACAAAGCCCTCTGGCAGTGCCGGGGCTTCGGGTTCTTCGACGATCTGGAACCCTGCGGGGAGGCTAACCCCCGCCATCAGACAGACACCCGCCCAAGCGCCTCAGACAGGAGCGCGCGCTGGGCCGCTTTCCGACCGTCTACGTTTTGCACGAGACCACTGCGAGCAGGTTCGCGGGGGTCTTGGGGGTCTTGGGGGTCTTGGGGGTCTTGGGGTTGCTCCGCAGTCGCGCCCGCGATAGCCAGCCCCAGAAAATCGCCAACGCCGGGGGGTCCTTGGTCGCCGTAGCCCGCGTGCGCGCCGTGCGCGCCGTGCGCGCCGTGCGCGCCGTTCGCGGCAGCCTTGGCCAGTTCGATGTGCCAGGGTTCGTGCTTCATCCGGAAGTTGAGGCCGTAGTTCGCCGCGTTCTCGTGGGCCCACGCTTTGACCGCGTCGCTCGCATACCGAAGGTCTGCGGCCCCGCCGTGGTTATGCCGAGACCGCCCGGGTGGTGCGACCCATTTGCGAGCCGCGCTTTCGGACCCATATTTGGCGAGTGCATTTCGGAACAGCCGGGCCTGGTGCTCCGGGGAGCGATACCCCGAAAAAATCGAGATCCCTCGCCCGGGGGCCGCCTGCAAGAACGGTTGCAGTGCCGCCGCGAAAGCCGGGTCAAGCCCGGTTGCGTGGCTACCCGCCTTGCCCGACGTGAGATATTCGAGCAACCCGCTCATGGTCCGGCCTCAACCAGAACCCACTGGCCGCCTTTGAACACGATTGTCTGGCCCGTTTTGGGGTTGACCGCGCGGGTGCCCTCTTTGACGGCTCCGGGAGCGGTCGAGGCCGCAGGCGTTCGCGGCGCGGGGGGCACGTACTCGGGGACGGTTCCCGTGACCCTCGGCGGGTTCCAGAAGCCCCACTTATCCTCATACTGCGGATCGAGCAGCTTGAGGACGATTTCGACCGCAGCCGCGTGGTCGCCGTTTGTCTCGCGGAACGCCTGGGTCAGGTGGGGCAGCGCACTGGCCATGAGCCGAGGATCAACCGCGCCGTCGCCCTTCCCGGTGCCGCGCAAACGGTCCTGGAGCTGTGTCTGTAAGATCTTGATATCCGCCGCCGCGATGTTCTCGGGCTTGCTGGACCCGGTTCCCAGACCCGCGATCGCCATATCCATCGCGTGCTGGTTGTTTGCTTTAGCGATATCGGCGGCGCTGACGTTGTCCGCGTCGTTCATCGAGACGGCGTTCTCGTTGTCTGCGTCGTTCATCGAGACTGCGTTCTCGTTATTCGCGCTGTTGCGCGCGTTCCCGGCGAGCTCAGCCATAGCCGCGCGTACCGCCGCTGCCTCGTTATTTGCCCCGGCGATATCGGCGGCACTGACGTTGTCTGCGTCGTTCATCGAGACTGCGTTCTCGTTATTCGCGCTGTTGCGCTCGTTCGCTGCGAGCTCAGCCATAGCCGCGCGCACCGCCGCCGCCTCGTTATTTGCCCCGGCGATATCGGCGGCACTGACGTTGTCTGCGTCGTTCATCGAGACTGCGTTCTCGTTATTCGCGCTGTTTATCACGCGCGCGTTCTCGTTAGCCGCACGCGCCACGGCTATTGCGCGCTCGTTATCCCGATCTGTCTGAGTGAGCGCGCGCTGTCTATCCAGCGCGGCGATGCCTTCGGCGCTGGCGTTACCCGCAGCCGCCACGGCCATTGCGCGCTTGTTATCCAGCTCTGTCTGAGTGAGCGCGCGATCGTTGTCTGCGTTATTTGTCGCGATTGTGGTCTGGTTGTCGGCGTCGTTCATCGCGATCGCGTTTTGGTTGTCAGCCGCGTGGCCCGAGGGGGTGCCCGCGTGGTTTGCGACCACACCGGTGCCCAATAGCGCCCGCGAAAACTGATCGTCCGGGAGGAAATTCGGCTGGACGAACGTGCTCATCCCCATCGCCGCGCTTGGGCCGTATTGCAGCCCGTCCTCGGTGCCCAACAGCGCGCTCGCGAAAGCCCGCCGGGCTTCCTCCTCCGTCATGTCGCCGTTGAGGACAGCCTGCTGCGCCGCTTGCAGGCTCGCCGCCGCGCGTTGTGCATCAAGAAGTTTTTGTTGCTCTGTTCCGGTCTGTGCCGTGACAAACCCTGCGCGGCGACCGTTCAGGTCCGCGCTGATCCGAGACGACGCTGACTGCGGCGCGAACGCCTTGGCTAGAGCCGAGAAGCCCTGGCGCATGTAAGGGTCTTGGATATTTTGAATGGCCACGTTTCGGCTCCTAATATCGTGGGTTCGGCATGGGGCGGATCGAAGACGTTACGGCACCCCCGGGGGAACCGCCGAAGATCCCACCGAGACCTCCGCCGCCTGCGGCCCCACCGAACTGGGCCATGCTGAGCGCGCCCCCCGCGCCAGACAGAATGTCCCCAAAGAGCGAAGATCCCTGGGTCACGGTCGCGGCGGGAATGGTCTGCTCCTGCTGAGACACGCCGAGCGAACCCCGACGCAGGCCGTTGATCGTGGTAAGAATGTCCCCGGTGTTTGTCAGTTCTTCCCGGCGATCCGCGCCGGTGGTGTTGTATGCCGACAAATCGGCCAGCGCCTTGATCCGGTCGATGACGCCCTTGGTTACTTCGTTTGTCTTGGCTGCTGCGGCAGAGCGAACAACTTCCGACGTGTCTTTGACCTCTGGGACGAAACCTTGTTCGAGGCTCCCCGGGCGCTCGGCCAGAAGGTTGACCAGCTCGGTGCTGTCCTCCTCGCGGGACGCTGCGGACTTGTCTGCTGTCATTGTCTGGGTGGTGTCGGACCACGATTGGACCGCGTCCCCCTCGAAGGCGCTCTGCCGGGCGCGTTCTTCTTCCCGGGCACGCTGCGACATAGCGAACGCGTCCTTGTTGGACTGGTTCACCGCATCGATGTACGCGTTTTCTTGCCGGGATTTAACAAGCCCCCCGGCGGCTGAGAGTGCTGCTCCGATACTACACATTGCCGATCACCGTTGTGTTGCCGCCACCGACCCCACCGTTCGCGCTGCGAAGGTACTGGTCGTATAGGGACTGCTGTTGTTGGTTGTAATAGTTGTTGCCGATGCCCGACGAGACGCCTGCGAAGATCGGCCCCAACGGCGAAACGTTGGGCACTTCCTCGAACAACTGCTGACTGCGGGACAATGCCTCGTTCGCCGCCATGTCTGCGTCGCCGGTTGCGTTGAGAAGTGAGATAAGGCCCGACCGTTCGGAGTTTGTCTTGCCCCGGAGGGTGGACGTGGCGCTCAGTGCGTTCGCTGCGGTGCTGGCCCGCTGGTCTTGGTAATTCTCCCCAAGTTTGGCGAATTTCTCCGCCGCCATTGTGGATTTCAGAGTGCCTGCGCGGGTCAGCGCATATGTGAGTTGGTCCTGCGCGTCCCCATACTGCCGGTCAATCTGCGGCTGATAGTAGTCGAGGTAGGTGTCGCGAAAGTCGTCGTAATACTCCTCACCGAACCCCGAAAAGATATCGTTAATCTGCCCGGTTCCATCCTTGATACGCGCCTGACGTCCTTCTTCCTTACGCCGCGCCTCTTGGCTGTCGGCGAGCATCTGGTCTTGAACCGATGTATCAACTTTGGGACTGCTACCGCACACTGGGCCTGCTCCGGGTTCTCCGGGGGTCCGGGCACGTGATCAAGTGGCGCGGGGCTTGATCGTGGCTCGGTCTGTCGCTGTCAGGTGTAAGTGCTGATCAGCTCTTTGGCGTGTTGTCGCGTCCAGACATAACTGACAAAGGTTTGCCCGTTTTTGCCCCACCCGTCAAGGGTATGTTCTTCCTCCGCCCCGAGGTACTCCAGCCACTGTCTGGCGTCTGTGTGTGACGCCAACGCGACCGCGTCCGCGCGATGCGCACCAGAGTTCACGATCGCGGGCAACATAAACCGGCGGGCGTGCCGGGTCACAGAGATCACGACCTTGGGCCAGTCGTCGGTGCCGTAGGCCCACATCGTCCAGACATTGGGCCAACGCGGCAGCGCGCCGATGGCCGCGACGGGTTCGCCCTCAAGGTACGCCCCCCAGCGAAACGCCCCCGACGCCACGGCCTGCCGCGCGAGGGCCGCCGGGTCCTCGCCGTATTCGGTGGCGAAAAGCTCCTCCCGGTCCCGCGCTCGCAGGTTACTCGTGATCTCCAGCATGTCCTCAAAGGGGGGCTCTGCGCGGAGCTCGACCCTCCTCAACCCTCGTCGCCTCCCTCGGCATGGACCGCAAGCGACATGAGCTTGGCCTCGCCGCTGCCGCTAGACAGCAGGCGTAAGGCAATGTGCGTGCTTTCCATGTCGAGGGGGATCCGCTCCTCATAGAAGGTCGAACGCGTGATCCGGGCGACTGTCAGCCACTCGTCTTCGCGGTTCGGATCCGGGTTGACCTGGACCTCCCACGTGCCGATGGCGGCGATATCGATCCCGTCCCACTTTTTCGTTGTCGCGGGCTTGTCCAGGTCCAAAAATGGCGTGACCACTTCGACCACTTCGGACCCGTGCGGCGTGCCCTGGTTGACCGGCACGTTAAAATCGAAGGGGTTCGTTCCGCTGGCGACGCCGCCGTAGACGACGAGCTCCTCGCCTTGTCTCATGGCGATGCGCGACCCGGCTACGACGACGTATTCGGGGGCCGTGGCCAGTTGGAACGTGCTCCACGCCGTGATCTTGGAGTTCAGATACTGCGCCAGGACGATAATCTGGGTGCCCCAGACAAGCCAGAAGTGCCCAGACAAAGGATCAACGATCGCGCGGATCTCCTGCGCGGCCTCCGGGGTTAGCGTGTCCCGCAGCGTTTTGACCAAGGCGTCCACCGGCGACCCGAGGTCAGACAGGACGGCGGCGTTTGAGCTGTTGCGCGCTCGCAGCGACCGGATGCCGGTGTCAGACAGGAACAGCACGTCGCCGTTTCCGTACCGTGCTGCGGCGTGCGGGCCGATAAGCCCGATATTCCCGAGGGTCTGCTGCTTGTTGTTCTGCACCGGGTCGGCGTCCATGATCCAGATCTGCACCTGGTTGCGCGCAAAGAGCGCGAGGCTGCCGTAGTATTCCTCCATACCGACGAGGTTGACGTCGCCCGTGTCTTGCGAGTTGAGGTCGATGATCCCGTTGCCTGCGGCGGTAGTCCAATCCGCCGCGTCGAGGACCGCCGAGAAGCGCAAGTTACGCTCGTCGCAAGAGTACATCTTGCTCTTGTGGGCTCGGACATTGGTCCCTGCGACGTCTAACGGGTCGATGCGGGTCCCGTCGAGAAAATGGCGGTACTCGCCGTCTGTGAACAGCGCGACGACATACAGCGACGTCCCGAAGCTCTCCACGTCGATGATCTTGTCGATCGTCTCGCCGTCGCCTGCCTCGTCCAGCTCCTGGTATGTGACTTCATCCGGCAGGGTGCCGACCGCTCCGGGACTGACGGTGCCGAATACCACGAGCCCGGCGCCGCTTGCGGCGAGGCCGTGGGTTGTCCCTGTTGGTAGGGTGCCGATGCCGGTGAGCGTCTTCCGCTTCTCGATCTCGCCCCCGGCGTTCACGAACGCGTTGGTCAGTGTCCGGAGCGTTCCGGGGGGAGCCGTTAGCATGTCCCGGCGGAGGTCGATCCCGGCGGCAAAGTCTTCGAGGACAAGATACGCCATGCGTCAGCTCTCGATATAGTCGATGCCGCGCCGGGGGGCACGCGCGCCGGGGGTTGGCCCAGACAGGTTGAACTGCCGGTTGTCCAGTGCGGCGTGCTGGCTTTTGATGAACTGAAAGCGCGACCGGGCGCGCTCTAGGACGATCGGCGTGTCTTCGGACTTCTGGCCCGCCAGAAGCTCGGCGGCGGTGTGAAGGACCACGAGGGGGCCGTCGATCGTGGAGTAATCGGTTTCGGGGTCCACCAGGGGCATAAGTTTTTGCTCGCCGAGGAACATGAGCTCCGTCGAGGCGATCGGAATGGGCCAGACTTCGATTTCATCGGAGGTGATTTGCTCCCCGCCGCTGGGTTGATACGCCGCAAAGCGCCGGATCAGCTCTTTGCGCTCGTCTGCGTCGCTGTCTGAGGCCGACAAATGGTCTGGCGTGATGCCGTACATCAACCGGCACCACTGCTTGGTCCCGGCGGGGCGAGCCCAGACCGCGTCTAGTCCGCGCTGAGACAGACGTTCGGGCAGCGCAATCGTGCGCTGTCCAGGGGACAGCGTCTTGGTCGTGTCTCGGATCTGGAGAGGTTTCCAGTCCGGGGTCAGGTAGAGTTCTTCCTGAACCCGGCGGAGGCGCGAGATATGCCCCGGTTCAAGGTGGCTGCCGTGCGCCGCATTCGCACTGAGACGGGCCTCCACGCGGAGGTCCGTCAGCATTTCGCGGAGGCTTTGAATACGCACGGCGGTTACCCTTTTTACTCAGCGCCGAGGGGCGGCAGACCGGTGTCCGTTTCGGGCCCCACTGCCGGTTCCGGGTCAGTCTTGGCCGCAGCCTTGGGCTTCGCCTTGGGCTTCGCCTTACTGCGGGCCTTCGCAGAGGCCGATTTGCGGGCGGTCTCACCGGCTTGGACTTCTTCGAGCGTCGGCAGATCCGGGTTCACGCCTTGGAGCGAAACCATCGTCCCCATCAGCGGGAACACTTCGGTGACGACGCGTCCGTACTTCCGGGTCAGCCGTTCGTGCTCTTTGGCTGGCTCGCGGTCTTCGCGCCGCAGTTCGACCATGTCCGTCACCGCCGACTTGCCGTGGACAGTCTGGAGGATCACGGCCTCGGGGAAGGTGATGGGGTTGTCGGTGCCCCGGGCGACGACGTTGCGTGCATCCCCGGCGAGGGCGACGTTTGCGGATAGGATCTGAATTTCCATTTGGGCTTTTGCTCCGGTTTGTCTGGTGTCGGAGGGGCGCATAACGCGCCCCTCCGGTTCACTTGCCTGGCTCAGGCGATATCGATGACCAGCCCAGAGTTGAGCTGATACGCGACCATCTGGCCCGTCGAGGTGACCGAGCGGTAGAGAACGAACTTGTTCTCGGGACGCGCAGGCTTGTGCGTCCGGCGCCACTCGTTCTGCATTTTCATCAGACAGATGTGGCGGCTGTCGAACCAGTAGCCACGTTTTTCGAGGCTAAGGTCGTCCAGCGTCGGGTCGTACTGCACGGTCGTACCGTCGAACAGCATCGGACCAATCGCGCCGTCTTGCGATCCGGTCATGCCGTTGTTGTTGTAGTAACCGTTTGCCCGCATTTCGATCTGCAAAGCCCCGATGAAGTCGGAGCCCGCCAGGAACGTGTCAGGCTTGCCGCCATAGCGGCGAAGCTGGAGTAGCTCCTGTTGCAGAACCTGCCAGAGTGCGCCGCCGTTGGCCGCAGCCGAGGTAACTTCGTCACCCCCGTGCGCCGCCAGCGAGGCGTCCCCGCCGATTGCGGTCTGGAATGCCGCAGTCCGTGCGCGGTTGCGGATATACTCGTTACCCGCAGTCGCACGGTTCATGCCGCCGACGGTCCCGATCCCGGGGTTCGGAACAAGGAAGTGTTGGATGCCGTGAAGCGCCTTCGCATCCCCAGTGCCGTCGCCCCAGAACAGGTCGTTCGCAGAGCGAGCATACCGCTCGCCGAAGTCGAACAACTTGTTTTCCCACATGTTGACCAAGACAGTCTGGTCGCGCCCGGAGTGGACGGACGAGTTGCCCATTTCATCCGTGACGGACAAGCCGTCGTGTTTCATTTCGGTGTGAGTAACCGAAATACCAATGTGGTGCTCACGCCAAGTGTAGGCCAGGCGTTCGAGGTTGGTCGGGTTGTAGAAGGTGACGGTGTCGTCGTAGTTGTAACCCGTCAGGCTGTCGTCAGTGCCACCGGCACCATAAGCCCCTTGTACGGCGACGGAAATATCGCCCTTACCGCCGGGGAACGACTTAGCTTTGCGCTCCATGAGAGCGACAAGCGGACGTTCCTGCAGTTGCTGTTGAAACGCGTCACCCTTGTTCAGATAGAAGTCAAGCGCGGCGTTAGCGATGAAGTCGAGTTGAGCCTGTGTCACGGCCATTGTATCAGTCCTTGATCAGCCCGCCTGCGCGAGGCTTTGCCGGATCACATCTTCGAGTGACGCCGGTTCAGCCGTCGGAGACGAACGGGGTGTGGACGTGCCGGGTGCCGGGGTGGGCCGAGTGGCCTTCCGGGCTGGACGAGCGCGCTCAAAGAGCCGGTTCACTTGCTCGTAGACTTCCTGCGAATAGGCGACTGCCTCCTCCGAGGTCCTTGCGGGGCCCCGTTGGGCGACTAGCGCCTGCGCGTAGGTCGTCATCACGTCCTGTTTTTGATCGAAGTCGGGGTCGGACTGCCGTGTCTTGAGCCGCCACCGGTCCACCGCAGACAAGACTGTCTGCTGGACGTTTGCGTTGGCCTGCGCTGTCTCATACGCTGTCTGATTTCGCTCGGCTTTCTCCGCCCGTTGTTGGGCGGCGGCTGCCGTGGCCTTGGATCGTGCGATCGCAAGGGCCGCGTCCTCCGTCATTTCTCCGCTTTCAACCTGCTCCGTCAGATCCGAGGGGACCATCTGGCCGGTTGCCACGAGGGCCTGCTGCACAAGGGGCAACACGCGATCGAGGAAGCTCTGGAGCCGCTGTGGTTCGCCGGATTTCAAATCGGCGCCAGCGATAAGCAGGTCCGCGAACTCGGTGTCCCCGAGGTCATTTTCGGACATGTACTTTTGGAGCGAGCGGTATCGGCCTGCGTCGGGCTGGAGTTCAGCCGCTTCGGCGCGTGCCATGCTGCGTTGAGACAGAAGCTGTTTAACCCGGCGGCGGACTTGAGGCTTAAACTGCCCCAGCTCCTCCTCGGTCGGGTCTTCTAGCTCGGCGTCGTCGTCGTCGTCTTCGGGTTCTGGCTGTTTCCCGGGTTTTTTCGCACCCTTGTCTGGCGCGTCCTCGGCGTCGGACCCCTTCTCGTCAGACAGATCCCCATCGGCGTCTTCGCCGCTGCTGTCAGGATCGTCAGGGTCTTCCGAGGTTTTTTGATCCAGCGCGGCGGAAATCGCTTCCGCCATAGTCGTTGGCTCAGATTGTCCCGTTTTTTCAGCACTTTCAGCGGTTTGCGAGGCCGTAGTATCGCTAACTCCGTCGTCGGCTGTCGCGTCGGACACTTGGTCAGACGGCGGATCGATCAGGTCCGTTTCGGATTTTTTTGCGTCAGGGGGCAATGTTGGCTCCTGCGGGTTGCATATTCACGCCTGTTTTGTGCGTTCTGTCTGACAGGCAAGGCAAGACAAAAAGGCCCCCGGAACCAAAATTCCGGGGGCCTCGCTGTCTGAAAGCGCCTTTGTGGCGTGGTTTCTGTCTAGGGTGTCAGTACGCGCCTGCCGTTGCGGGGGGCGCCTCCGGGGGCCTCGGCGCCGAGTTGACCTGCGGCGCGCTCGTGCTCGGCGCGTTGTTCGAGCCCTCCGAACCCTGCGCTTTGGGGTCGTCTCCGCCGGGGGCGCCCCCGGGTTGGGGCGGCCCGCCGGTGCCTCCCGCCGCGTTCATGGACTGAATAGACGGCATTCCTGCCGCGAAAGCATCAGAAAGGTCTATGCGGTCGTCCATCCGGCGCAACATTTCGCGGGCCAGCCACTCCGGGGACAGCCCGGGGACCTGCATCAGGAGTGGGAACACCTGGGTGGCGACCTGCACCTCTTGCGACTTGTTCGGTCGGCCAGTGCTGCCCGCTTCGACTTCGAGATAAATCTCCTCCGCCGTATCCTGCGCGCTCAACCCCGGCCAGACAGCGCCGGGGCCTACAATGCGCTTCACTTTTTCGGGGCTGCACTCCCGGATCAGGACCTGACCGACTGCGCGGGCCAGTTCGCTGAGGAACTCGTCGAGGTCGTCAACAACCGCCGAGGCGTCACTACGCCTGCTGCTCTCCGCGATACTTGCTTCGGTGGCCGTTGCCCCGCTGGTGCCGCCGAGGTTTGCTTCCTGCTGGCCCAACGTCCGCAGATAGTCCTCATAAAAAGGCCCCGTCTCATAGAGCGCCGGGTCGATAGGTACACCCCGCATGGGCTGCATGACGTCTTCGATTTTGCGATCTGGTGGCAGACCCTGAACTTCGACAAGATCGTTCGCCTCGCAATTCGCCAACTTGTCCTTGTCCTCGGTGGACAAGAGCCCCTGCGTCGCGACGTGGCGCGGACGGTTCGCCCGGCGATGTTCGCGCAGCCCCTGCCGGGAGCGGTTGAGTTCTGTCTGAACACCGCGCATGAGCCGGACGTCCGAGGGTGGGTATACGTGCGCCGGTGAGTAAACCTCGTTCGTTACGAAGGGGAACCAGGGCCAGAACCGATCGACGCGAACGTCCGGCTCGCCCGGCTCCAGCAGAAAGTCGTTGTGGCCGTCGCAAATCGTATAAACGAGGCCGTCGCCCTTGTTGTAGATTTCCCAGACACAGAAGAAGGTTTCGGCCTTGCTCTCTATTCCGGGCTCCGCCTGCTCGAAGGTCGCGCCGGGGCCCGCACTGCCCTTGACGTTGTACTCGGTCGCCCGAGCCTTGGCGTCCCCTCCGCCGTTGGGCGACTTAACGTCCACTTCGTAGATCTGCTGGATGCGCGCCGCTGTCAGGAAGTATTCCTCCGCGACCCACTCGCAGCCGACGAAGCCCCGGAGCTGCACACAGTCCGGGTCGGGAATAACCGCCGTGCTGTCTGGGTATGACAGCGTCAGCCCTTCCCGGACGATCACGTCCTCTTTTTCAGACAGGGCCTGCATCCCGAGGCGCAGTTCCTCGACCTCGGGGTCGTCCTCCTGGATCTCCCCGTCGGCGAGGTCTGCCGAAAGCTGCTCAACCCGGGCCAACCGGCGGGTAATGTCCAAGATCGCATTCTCGTCCTCGGGCGTCCGCCCCATGACCCGCGTGTACCCGACTTTGACGAAGCCCACGCACGTCGTGAGACCCCGTCGGACGGTCGCCTTCATCTGCTGCTTGAACGGCAGCGGCTGCTCGTCCAGCTCGTGCTCGGTCAGGAGCTCAAGGGTCCGGGCGTATTTGTCCAGAAACTCGTTTTGTTTTTGTTGCTGGGCGGCGTCCTCGGTGATCGCCCCGGCGGCGGCGGCGACCTGCATGGCCTTCGGGTCGTTCATGGCGTTGGGGTCTTGGGCCACGGCGTCCAACATGCCCTGCGCTTCAACGAGCTGCTGCATCGAGCCGTTCCAGACAGTGCTCAGCAACCGGTTTTTCCGGCGAGCGACGATGCGCGGGTTCTTGCCGTAGATGTTCGCCGTGCGTGTCTGAACGTGCCGCAGGACGATATTCGCCTGGTAACGATCTTCCGAGGCGATCCCCAGATCTTCAAGGATTTTCGGGTTGGTGCCTTTCCACTGGTCCCCGGCACAAAAGCGCATATCCTCCTGCATCTGTTTGAAGCTGGAGGACCAATGCGTCTTGGCGTCCCGCACGCGCGCCGACCACTCAGTCACAAGTTTGCGGCGTTCTTCTGCCGGGTCTGGGGCGTTCCGGTCGATGATCTTTTCATCGCCACTCTGCTCGACGATTGCGCCGACTTCGTTTGTAGTTTGCTGATCCATTTTACCAGTCTCCGGCTGCTCGACGGGCTTCGCTTTCGTCCCGGCGTGTCTGTTCTTTGAGCCAGCCCAGGGTGCCCCGGGTGGTCGGTTTTGTTGCGCCCCGGATCGCGTTGGCCGACACTTGGGTTTGCAGCCCCAGGCCGACCCAAGCGAGCGCATCGACGAAATCGTCGTTAGCGCCGTTGGGGAATTTCAAGAGTTGGTCCTTGGCCTCCGGCCACCACGGGGCCCGCCGGGGGAAGTGGACGCGGCCCATAGAGCACCGCGCCTGGATCGATTGCGCCCGGGTCAGTTTGTCTGCCACCGGGACCATTTCGAGGATCGAGCAATAAGTGCCCTCCTCTTGCATCCGCTTGCGCAAAAAGGGGCCGATTGCCTTGGTGATGTGGCCGCGCTCGGCCCACCAGAACAACGGTTTGCGGTTCTGCATCAGGCGGAGCATGGCCTCGACGACGCGGTTGCTGTCTGCGGCCTCCCAGAACACGTCGTTCAGGACCCAGATATCCCCGTCCTCGTCCACGCCGACGGGGATGATCGCTGTCTTGTCCCGGTCCTGCCGGGTCGAGACCGCGTGATCGCTGGCCACGTAAAGCTGCAAGTTGTCTGGCAATTCGTCCGGGTCGTACTCTTTCAGGCTGTCTAGCTCGAAAAAGTTGCCCTCCTCGGGGGACGGTCGGCCTTGGTAGAGCGCCTGAAAACCCCGGGCATCGAGCCGCTGCTGCGCCTTGAGAAAGTCCACGTTGAACCGCTCAGGCCAAAGCGCCGTGCCAGGCTTGCGGCCCAGAACGTCATTGTCCCCCGCCAGCGCGGGCAGATCGATAACAGTCCACTGCGCGGCCTCGCGCTTGTCGTAGAACGGGTTGGTCGGGTCCGTCAGTCTGCCGACCAGATCGTCTTCATGCCAGCGCGTCTGGATAAGCATGATCCAACTGTCGTCGGTCATCCGGCGCGTTGCGACCACCTGCGTAAACCAGTCCCAAAGCTGATCGCGGATCGTGCCGCTGTCAGCCTCCCGGCGGTCCTTGATAGGGTCGTCGATAATCAGTCCGTGTCCGCCCCGGCCCGTGATCGAGCCCCCTCGGCCCACGAACGAAAGCTGCCCCTCCTGCGTCGTCATAAGACGCTGCGCCGCGACGCTGTCCTGCTTGAGCTCATGCTCGGGGAACACCAACCGGTGTTCGGGGCTTTGGATAATGCTACGGACGGCCCGCCCGGTGTCGCCCGAAAAGTTCTCGTTGTACGTGCCAAAAATCAGAGACATTTCGGGGTGTTTGCCGCTGAACCAGGCAGTGAACCGCTTCGAGGCCAGCTCGGTCTTGCCGTGACGCGGGCCGCAGTTGATGATCAGTCGCTGGATCCGGCCCGCTTCGAGGTCTTCCAGTTTGCGGGCGATATACTCGTGGTGGCGCCCCGTGTGGTATCGGGTGCGCGGGTTAGGGCTCGGGTCTGTGCTGTCCGGCATGGTCAACCGGACGTAGTCCAGCAGAGAGGTTTCGGCGGACTTCGCCGCCAGCAACCGCCGGATGATCGCCTGCCGACGCGCTGCCGGGTCCTGGATCTGGGTGAACGCGTTCACCGGCGCAGGCTCTTGATAGACAGCGCGCCCGCGTCAGCGATCACGATCGCCGGGATAAGGATCCGCGCCATTGCGTCGATCTTTGCCGGGAGGGCCAGCGGATCCCACGCGAAGCCGAACGTGCTGTCCAGAAAAACTGCGGTCCACCAGACACCGAAGGGGACCACGATCAGATACCTGCCGAGGCTGGTCGCGGACCAGCGGTCCTCGTTCGCCAGACGTGCCGCCGCGATGCTGGCCTCGATGGAGTGAACCCGTGTCTGCGCCACAAGAACTTCTGTCTGTGTCTGCGCCGCGATCCGGTCCTTGTGGGCTAGCCGCAGTTGGTCGGCGAGGCCGCCGCCTCCTGTCACGAGTTTCAGAACAAAGGCGAAGGCTGCACCAATCATAGGCCGTTTCGCTCCAGAGCTTGGGACACGCCGGGGGCGGCGCGTAGCCCTACCAGGGCCAGCCCGGTGTTGATCAGGGCCATAGGCTGCGCGTCGGTCATCAGCCGCACGATTTCTGCCGCTGCCGTGACGTTGTGCAGGGGCGTGGTCAGCAGGATCAGGCCCTGCACCAGCGGCAGCACGCCCATCCAGAAGGTGAGGGAGGTTGGTTTGAAATACTTCATGTCAGCCCCCGCAGAACCAAAGCGCCGCGCAGGCCGTGGCTTTGATTTCGGCCCACCAGACCGCTGTCGCGGTTGCGACCGCCGCGCCCGCGCCAAATGTGGCGGCCCCGTTGGCTTTGTTCAGGGCGGTTTTTTCTTTCTCGAAGGGTGTGGGCTCCGGCGTGGGCTGGGGTTTGTCTGCGGGTTTGGGCTTGTTCATCAGCCCAAGAATTTCTGTCTGAGACAAGGTCCGGATCGGTTTCCAGATGACGCGCCCCTCGGCGGTCACGCTGTAGACCGGCGCGCGGCCTTTCGGGTATGTGCCGGTGCGAAACAGTTTTTGCTCGGCTTTGCGCCGGTCGATGATCGACGCGGGTTTTTTCCAGCTCATAATCGCTCTGGCCGCGCCCTTGCGGTCGCCCGCGTTGAGCTTTTTGACCCAAGAGGCCCTGCCGATTGCGCCGGTGTTATAGTGAAACGAGACTGCGGCGTCGAACTCGTGCTGGCTGACCTTGACCTTGATCGCCTGGTTGACGGCCTTCTCGTAGACTTTGAGATCGCTGCGCAGCAGGGCGAAGATTTTCTCCAGCTCCGGACCCAGCTTGAGGGGCGCACCCCGGCGCATATACTTGGGGTTCGGCGCCAGACCAGAAGTTTCGGCGTGGCCTACGCCGTAGGTCCAGTACCCTTCGCTGTCCAGATACGGCCCGGGGACAACCCCCTCGTGCTGCACCAGCGCGGCAATTCCTTGATCAGAAGTTTTCACGGGAACACCTGTCCGTTGTCTGTCTTATGCCAGACATACGCCAGACAAAGCCGTTTGGGAAGCGTCTCCAGGTTGAGGGCGCTTACCGCTGTTTGCGATCCAGGAAAATCGAGGCGTGCCGCTCAAGTAAGTCGAGGGTCGCCGCGATCTTTTCCAGCGCGTCCGCAGACCTTATTTCACTGCGCGTATCGGGCCGGGCGATCGCCTGGTGCGGCGCCGGGGTTTTGTTTCCCGGGGCCTTCCCCCGCATGCCGATAGCGAGAAGGAGGGCCCCAAGCCCCGCGCCGAGCGCGGTGGCAACGTCGGGCGTCAGCCAATCTGTCATCAGGCTACCCTTTCGATGCGATGTTTAGGAAGCACCACAAGGATCCGAGAGCCAATGGCAGGTACAAAAAGGCTGCCAGGGAGATCGTTAGAGGGCTGTTGATTAAAAAAGTGAGTGTCAGCGCAATGTACCACATGAAGCCGACCCAAGCTCCCGCCATCCGGAGCGCGGGGGACCTGCGCCAGCGACCATTGACGACGACGCCGGACGTCTGCGCGGCACCCGCAAAAACGGTTAATAACCCCCAATACAGCTCGGGCATGACCGTGGTGTACGACGCATAAATCTCGCCCATGCTGGGTGTGGGCAACGCGATTGCGAGCCCGCGAGACAGAAGGACGAACCCAAGAAGAAATTCCGCGCTGCGGGTGTCCAGGGACCAGAGCCAAATAAGGGTATTTCGGGCAACTAAGGGCATATCGCAACCCCATAAACTCTATCGCGGCCCAACGCGTCCCGCGTGTACCCGTGCAGGGGGTCTTCAACCTCCGCGACAAAATTCAAAAATCGCCTGGCATACTGGGACGGCCCGCGCGGGGTTACGTGGTGCCACGCACTTCGCAGGTTTGGAAATATCACCATCACGTTTTCCGCGTATGGCACCCGGATATCGCCAACCATCAGGTCGCCGCCTGCCTTGTCTTCTGGGTGCGCGAAGTACCATAGCCCGATTAGTGCTTTCCTGCCGTGGTCAAGGTGCGGCTGGCGCACATTGGTCGCCTCCGGTGAGGCAGGCTGTGTTGAAAACATCGAACGCACGCCTGTGATCTGTATCGGCTTGCCGTATTCGGCCAAAAGCGCCTCCCCAAACAGCGCCATCGCATCATTCATCTGGCCCGCGAGCCAGCCTGAGACTGCGGGAACATCGACGGGCACATCTGACCTGCCGCTACTGTCCGTTTTGCCAACCCTCCAGCTTGCTTTCACTTGTTCGTATAGGTGCGCTGGGCCGGGTTTGATAAGCATCGGGGTCATGCTGCCAGCCTCGCTTCAACATCATCCGCGAAGTATGGGTCTGTCACGTTCACTGAGAAGTCCTCAAGCCACGTCAGGCACTTGACGACGTTAGCCCACGAAGGATCGGCAGCAAGAGGCCCGAACAGCCCGCCCATGGGGGCCGTCACAGGCTTGCCGGTCATCACCGCGCTAAGGATCAGGCCCGAATGCGGATTGTCGATCCTGATTTCACTGGCCGCGTGAAACAGACTTTCCAGTGAATAGCTGGGCGCCGCGTCTTTCGGGTGCCAGCGGTTCAGGTCGCAGCCCGGCATGTCGCCGAGCCCCAGAACAAAACCACTTCGGCCCGGCCAGTGAAGCCTGCAATCAATACTTCCCCACTTCTGCGGAACGCGCGGCACCCGCTCAATTACCGAGGGGTCGGGCCGTGTGCCCGCCCAAGGCGCTTCCGCCGAGAAGTGGCTAACGTGCAGCCCGCCACGGGACAGCATGAACCAGTGCGGGATGGGGTTGCCCTCAGACCAAACAACCCTGCTATCAACCGGGGCGTTCAGATCATCAAGGTGGACCATGTCGTCAGTGACACGCGGAGCGAATGCCGCCAACAGCGGAATTATACTGCTTTTCCAAGGCTGTTCAGCCCGGCGCATTTGCCATTCTTTAACTGAGAAAACCAAAGCTGAATCTCGTCTTTTCCGTCCAGATGCTGTGCCACATCGGGTAGTCGGCGCTCACGTCGAACTGCCGACCGGTCCAACCTATGCCGTCTTCCTCGACGTGCATGTTGCCCTCTTGGTCCATCCATCGAAAGTAAGCTTTGCCCAGCGTGTGCGTGAAATATGTCCGTAAACCCGGTTCATCCCGGTTCGTATGAAACGGCATCATTGTCTGCGGCAGATAAACGCAGTGGTTCTTGACCTCACGCGCACCCGCCATTTCGGCGACACGCTTTAGCCTTGGCATCTGGTGGTGAAAATCCAAAGGCGTAACCAGCAACGAAGGCTGTCCTGCGTTTTTCTTGTAGACCTCAACGTCAGGCACAGTCTGGGCGAAGAACTCGGCCTCTGAAATGTTCGGGCCCACCGACAGGTTTTGCCAATTCGGGGCCATGTCAGCAACCACGTTCGCCAACTCATTAGCGATCAGGGTCGTTACCTCGACGGTCTTCATGTGGGCTTCCTTTCCATGGCCGCGTTGATTTGATCAGCTTCAGTCGCGTCGATCTTCCCATCTTGCAGGATTTTATCTACCGCCTCCGGCTTCATGTATTTTCGAGCGAGGCTGACCAGCGTGTTAAACCGCCCGATCTGGGTGGGCGACCGCGTGACTTCGCGCGTCTGATCTTCGACCATCTTGGTGATCTCGTCGGCCAGCATTTGCTGACCCTTTTCAGTCTTCGTCGGGGCAAGCATCGGCGCGGCGTCAACGATACCATCGTCAAATTCATCGTAGAAGGTCAGCGTCACATCTTCGAGCACGTCAACGTCCACCGTCAGGCGTCGCTGCGTCACACCCTCGTGGTTCATGTGCTTGGGGAATGGACGTTTCTGGTGGCAGTTGTAGCTGCCGTCCGCGTCATTAAAGAGGAAATACCATTGTTCAGCGGCCATTAGCTCACACTCCTGTATTCGGTGCGGACCCGCATTGTTTTATATTGGGAATCGTTGCTTCCGGCGGTTGACTGCGCCCAATCGAACCCGGTAACGACCCCGTCGCTAGGCGCGTTCATTCCGTCGTCCAGCGCGCTTACCATCGATGACGCGTCATCCCATTTTTCGTAGCTGGACCAACTTCCGTACTGCGCAGCGCCGAGGGTTGTGCCGCCTGCACCGCCGGGGATAATCTCGACGTTGAGCTCGGCGGCGTTGTCCGGCAGAGCGCCAACATCACTCACGGTGACCGTCCAGTCGGTGTACCCGGCATTGTCAGTCACCGCCGTGATATCGAAGATAGCCCACTTTGTAGCGTCGTTGGCCTGCCGGATTATGATTTTCCCTGCGTCCACACTGGCGAAGAAGGCGGACAGGTCGCGCCCGGCGGCGTCCTCGTCGTCGATGTAAATGCCTGTTACACTGCCGATGGTCGCATTGTCGAAGCGGATCACGCCCGCGCCGGGGTCCGCGTCCGCCGTCGTACCGCTGAAAGTGAACGGGAAGCCTGCCGGGCTGCCCGCCGCCCCGGCTGCACCGGTGGCCCCCTGCGCACCCGCCGGTCCTTGGGCCCCCTGTGGGCCTTGGACCCCTTGATCCCCTGTGAGACCTGTTGAGCCTTGGGCCCCGGTCGGGCCTGCTGGTCCTGTGGTATCAAACCGCGATGTCCAGGTCGAAGCGCCAGTCTTCTCGTAGACAAGGCCGCTGTCCCTGAACGCGAAGTCCCCGATTTCGCCGAGGGCGCCGTCGGGTACGTCCGTGACGTAGTGCGTTGTCGCGCCAGTGTCCCCGGTGGTGCCAGTGGCCCCGGTGGGGCCTTGGATGCCTTGCGCCCCGGTTGCCCCGTCGGCGCCCGTGGGCCCTTGCGCCCCGGTGTCGCCCGCCGGGCCCGTAGGTCCTTGCGCTCCGGTGGGTCCTTGCGCGCCGCTCTCGGCCATAATGTCGAAGTAACTGGTGTTCGTCGGCAGCTCGCCCGGGGTGGTCGCCGCCGTGCAAATATACGCATTGCCATCCACGGTGTAGTGCACGCCATCGCCGATCGCGTAAGCCGTGCCGACGTCCCAGGCCCCCTGCCAAGTGCTGCCGACTGGGCCGGTTGGTCCCGTGGGGCCTGTTGGTCCTGCCGGGCCAGTTGCCCCGTCGGGACCTCTGCCGAAGTTTACGCCCGTGGACCAGTCGGCGCTGGTGTTGGACAGCTTCCAGAAAATCTCGCCGATTTCCGTGTCGAGGAAGGCGAAGCCCATGGCTTCCGCATCATAGGTTGATTTGTCTGCGCTAGGGCCGGAGGCATCCGGTACGAAGCTGTTGCCTGCGGTGCCGGTGTCCCCCGTGTCACCTTGATCGCCTTGGGGCCCTTGCGCTCCGGTGGCCCCCGTGGGTCCTGCCGCACCCGCCGTGCCTTGCTGGCCTTGGATACCTTGGGTGCCTTGGGGGCCTTGGGGCCCGGTTTCGCCCGTCGGGCCGGTTGCGCCTTGCGCCCCGGTGGGTCCTTGCGCGCCGGTGGAGCCTGTAGGCCCTGCCGGTCCGGTGGGGCCAGCGGGGCCGGTGGCGCCGATCAGGCCGACGTCTGCCGCTGCGGGTTTGATCCTGCCGTCGTCGTCGATTGCCTGCCGGACAAAATCAATCGTGTCATTGAGGCTGGCGTTGGTGCCGTCGATCTCGGCGTCTACGCTCGCGCCGGGGAGAGGCGTCCCGGGGTCGTTGACCGCGTGGTTCGTGAACGACGTCGCGCGCGTTCGTTTGCTGGGGACTGGCTCGGTCATTGGGATCGCTCCGGTTCTGTCTATTCGTCTGTAGCAGACAACAGACAAACCGCGCAAGAGCGTCGAGAGCGCCGGGGGGCCCTCCGAAAAAGCATGTCTCAGTCGCTGGTTTACGTATGCTTTTTTCGTTTGTCGGAATTGGCAGAAAGTTCAAAACAGGTGCGTTTAATTTTTGTGGCAGATAGAGAAAAACCTGCACGCGCCGGGGTAGCCCGGGGGGTCGGGTCCAGACAGATCCGGGGTGCCCGGGTCGGTCGCTCCTCTGTCTAGGGACACAACCCCGCAGCGTTGCCAGACACTTAGCCTGTCATGCGCTGCCCTGCGCCGCTTATCTGGCCCTATCCCGCCGGTCAGCCGTCCAGCACCGACGCCGCAAGCTCTCGTTCCAGCTCGGCCCGTGACAGGTCCGCCAGCCGCCGTGTCGGATCCGTCGGCTTCTCTGAGTGTCGGCCCATCGCCCCTGCCATTTCCGCCAGCGTTCGGGCCGCTGTCGCCCGTGCCTGCGCGCCCGCCGTGTCGTCCTGGAGTATGGCCCGCAGGGCCTGGCGGACCAGTTCGGCGTCGGTCAGGTCGCCCGCTGGCGCGCTGTCTGCAGTCTTCTTTGCCCGTGTCATGCCCTTGATATCCCACGATTTTAAGGCGTTCAGCCGCCACTCAATATAGGTCAGTAATACTGATATACCTAGTCTTTTTGAGAATGGTTCGCAACTGGGGATGCGCCCAGACAGTAAAAAACCGCGCCCGGGGGCGCGGTCTATCATCGTCTGAAATCGCCCAGGTGACTCACAGCGCCAGGTTAAACAGGATCACCACCGCCCCAAGCCAGAGCCCCTCCACCGCAAGCTGGCGCACCAGACAGGCCAACCGGCGGCGGCGGCGCGCGCTGTCACGCGGCCCAGCAGTCATCGCGCCACCTCGCCCAGCAGCGCGGCCTCGATAGCGCCAGGCAAGTCTGCCAGCCGCTCGCCCACGACACTTGCGCGGCTGCGCCCGAAAACCTCCTGCATAGTGTCTAGATCGATGCCGGATCCGATGCCGACACCGCAATGCTCGACACCCTGCGCCAGCGCCAGCCGCATCGCGGTCGCCGCAGCAGCCGCGTCGAATGCCTCCCCGTCGCAAAGCCACAGGGCAATCCTGCGCTCAGCGCGCTGGCCCAAAAGCTGCGCGGTTGCCCAGTTCGCCTCTCTTGCCATAGGTGTCCCGCCTAGCCGATTGGCCTTCCGAAACGCTTCCAGACAACGTGCCGAAGTGGGGCGATCACCAAACCGGAAAAGCGGAAACACGCTAGGCTTGGACGCGCTGTCTGCCAGCAACCCAACGCCCTTGGTCGCACCTTGTGCCACCGCTTGCCCATCTCCTGACGCGCAAGAGGTTGTAAACGCCGCCAGCGCAACCCTGGCACCGGCCCGATGTATCGCCGGGACCACAACAGACAGAACCGCCAGCGCTGCGGATATTCGCGACACGCGCCCATAGGTCATGCCTGGGGCGTCCTCCGGATCACCCATAGACCACGATGCGTCCAGCATCACCTGAACCGCAGTCGTCATGCCGGGGGTGATGCCGCGCCGAGACATAACGTCCGGCGCGCCCATCGCCGTCCGTGTAACCGCGCGCCGGTCTAGTCTGCCGTGCTGCAATCTCCTCTCGTGTGTCACGCGCTCAACAGATTTGAGGCCGCGCCGGGTGGCGGTCTCAAGCTGTCTTGTCGCCAATAGTGCGCGAAATTCCCGGGTTTCATCCGCGCGTATGCCCGCTTGGCTGTTTTTCCAGACAGTGCCCGCGCGCCCCTCGAACGCCATTGACGTACGAAAGCCCGAGATCGGATCCTGGGGGTTGTCCTCGTTTGCAAATGGTTTCGCACCATCCTGCGCAGTGCTGTCCGACATGTCTGCCGCGCGCATATCATCTGGCGACGCCAGCGCGACGCCCCGCTGGTCCTGCTGACCGTCCTGACCGTCCTGACCGTCCTGACCGTCCTGACCGTCCTGGCCCTGACCCTGGCCCTGACCGTCCTGGCCCTGACCGTCCTGGCCCGGGCCCTGACCGTCCTGACCGTCCTGACCGTCCTGACCGTCCTGACCGTCCTGGCCCTGGCCCTGGCCCTGACCGTCCTGACCGTCCTGACCGTCCTGACCGTCCTGACCGTCCTGACCGTCCTGACCCTGACCGTCTTGCTGGTCCTGGTCCTGGTCCTGGTCCTGGTCCTGCAATTCGACAAAAGCGTCAGCGGCCCAGCGAAACCGCTCCGCGTGACAGTCAATCGGATTGCGCTGCGATCCCGCAGCCTGCCGGTCTAGCTGGTCGAGCAAACGGTCCAACACCGTGCGGACACTGTCCGGTGTATGCTCTTGCGCCGCCAGCATTGCCGCCTCCAGGCCCTGTGCGGTCTGATGCCCACGCCGGTTGATGTTGCAAACGATATAGTTTGATGCCGCGCGAACACGTGTCTCCGTGTCTGCCCAGTCGATCTTAGGCCATTGGCTCGCGGTCTCGGCGTAGAAATCGACGTTTAGTCCACCGAGCAATTCGCCAGCGTTCCCACAGACAGAAGTGGCGGGGGCGCACCCCATCGTTTCGATAAAATAATCCTCAGCCGCGTTAAAAAACGAAGGAAAGGCCGTGTTGGATAGCATCACCCCGGTGCGCCTAGTTTCTTCTGAATAGCGGTGCTCTATCCGGGTCGGGTTTAGATCGGTGTGCAGGATGTGCAGAAGTTCGTGGATCACAAAGGCCAGCGTTTTCCGCGCCAGTTTGGCGCGGATCCGGGTCTCTGGATCAATCGATGGCAGCGCAACTGTGAGCGAACCGGGCTTGCCGGGTGTCTCGCCCACATAGGCTGTCTGCCCGCCCGTGATCGAAACCACAAACGGGTCTGGCGCATGGCGTCCCTTGCTGGCCAGAATGGCCAGCACCGCCTTGCGTGTGCTTTCGACAAAGTCGCGGTAAAGGACCTTGCCCGAAAAATCGTAGATGCTCGTGCTGGTCATTGGATTAACTCCCCATTGATTTCGATTAGGTCCGGCGAACCGTCCAGTTCTGCGCAATCCAGCGCGTCCCGCATGTCTGCGCAATCCAGCGCGTCCCGCATGATCGCGCGGGCGTGGCGCTCGTCTGCCGCCTCGAATGTGAGACTTGCAAAAAGTTTTAGGTCAAAAGTGAAATCAGGCATCGGCCAAATCCCCCTTCTTAACTTCTGCGGTCCAAAGCTGCCGCAGGGTCTCGCGGTCCTCGGAAGGCGCTGTTTCCAGCACAGAGATCTGAAACGCCACATCCGCCGGGGTGCCAAAACGAAGCTGTTTGGCCAGCGCGCACAGCCGCCGGAAGCCGACCGCGTGAGACAGGTCGCCGTCGTCGGTCTTGCTGCGCGTCAAATTGGCCAGTTTGACCAGTGCGCCGCACGCTTTCTTGCCCAGCCCGGTGCGACCGTGCAGCGCGCGTGCCTCGTCTTGCGCGCTCATGTAATCCAACTTCACCGTGATGTTGGGCCGGTCCAGAAAAGCCCGGTTCAGCCGCCGGGTTGCCTCGTATGCTCCGGTTTCGTCCCCGGTGCCGTTCGTGTTGTCTGCAAGGATGAACAACACGCCAGGCGCGACCGGGATGCGCTCGCCGGTCTCGGCGATGTTCATGCAACGCCCGTCATCTAAGACAGATTGCAGCACAAACAGTGCGCCAGGGCGCGCAACACTAGGCTCGTCAATCAAGATCACCGTCCCTGGGCGGCGGATAGCCTTTGCCAGTTGTCCGTCCTGCCATTTGGTGCCGCCGTTCAAGTCTGGCACAGTCATGCCAGACAAAACCGCTGCCTCGGTCTGGTCATCGCACGAGATCCGCACGAAAGGCCGCTTGTAGGTCGCGGCGATTTGCTCCGCGAACGTGGTCTTGCCCGTGCCTGCGGGGCCATACAAAAACACCGGCGCTTGATTGGCCAGTGCCGCGACAATCGGCCCAGTGTGGGCGGGCCAAATATATCCGGGGTCCACTGCTGGCGCGTTCCCGGCGTCGTATAGGTCCATTGCCGTAGCGTCGTCATTGACGGGCGTCTGCGTCGTGATGTTCGGCAACTCGGACAGTTTTTTGCGGTCTGCGATCTTTGCGACCTCGCCAGACAAGTGCGACGTGTCATAGTTCTGCACAGGCGCTGCCATGATCGGCGCGGGGTCAGGGCGGCACGCCTCCCGGGCCATTGCCAACATGTCATCGCGATACTTGACCACGTCACCAGACGCAAAGGCCGCGTGTATGCCCTGCACCCGCGCTTGCGCCGCTGTCTCGACCGGGTCCGCCTTTGGTGCCGGTGTGCTGACCGGGGCGCTGACCGGGTCGCTTGTCGTGCCGCCAGCCTCATGCAGCGCCTGCGCCTGCGCCGCCTCTACCATCGCCTCGCCCGCATTCACGCCAGCGCCTTTTGCGCTGTCATACGCCGCCGCCGCCGCATCGCATGGCACCGGAATGCCCGCGACGTCTGCAAGCTGCAACAGTTCGGCATTGGGCAACGTGCTGACCGCTGCGCCGCCGTGCATCGCATCCAGCGCCGCGCTCGCCTCGCTGCTGGCGTTTATCAGCGCACGCAAGATCGTGCGCTTTGTTCCTCCAAGTTTCGTTCGGTCTGACATTTCATTACTCCAGTTTGTCGCGGCAGACGGAAATCGCCCCGCGCCCCTTTGTCCCTTTTATCTGTCAGTTTTGTCAAGTCTGTCTGTCTCTTGTCTGTGGATTTTTTCGGGCGATTTTCCGCCGGGTCCCCCGGGCGCATTTCTGTTAGCAAACAACCCGGTTTTGGCTAGAATACTTTCCGTGGGGGCGACCAAACAACCCGCCCCAACAGCCAGACAAAAACCTCAGAAGGGACCAGACAGATGGGTCGCAAAGAGCAGGACATTCACACCCACATGAACGAACTGATCGAGGAAACAACGGCCATGCCGGTGTATGACGCAAAGAACGATTGGTACTGCACGCCGTTGGCGCCGAAGGTGCGAACGTCCGGGAGCCGGGTCATGCCACAGGAAATGATCGAGGCCCGAGACAAGATTAGACACCACACCCGGCTACACGGCCCGGGACACCGTAAATGCAGCAAGTGCAAGCGCATGGTCATGCGCAACAGCTTATTCTGCTACTGGCACGCCCACCCACAGGCGCGTTCCCTGCGCAAGCTGGTAGGAACTCAAAAGCGGCGATCCAGACCTGCCGAGTTGCTGAAACGGGTAAAGCAGGCAGCGCGCTGGGGAAAGCTGCCGAACGACCTTGTCCAGAACAAGACATTCCAGAACGTC